ATGCAGTGGGATCAAGCACTTCACCTATTCGCCACCTACCAGCGCGCCGGGGGCTTGTCTGAGAAGACAATTCACAACCGCGCCGACTGCCTGCACATGCTCGCTCACAGAAGCGGCAGAGAGCCCCTGACGGTCACGAAACTCGACATGTTGGAGCTTCTCGGCAGAAACCATGCGCGCACCGGGGAACCTGTCTCGGCAGGGACGAAACAGGCGGAACGTTCCTACCTGCAAACGTTCTTCCACTGGCTGCACTCCGAAGGATTGCGCGACGACGACCCTGCCCTGACGCTGCCGAAAATCAAAACACCGCGCCGCAAAGCACGCCCGTTGCGTTTCGCCCAGATCGAGGACATGCTCGACTCCGGCGCGTACCGGCGAACGAGAGACATCATCACCATCTGTGCCCTCACCGGCTTGCGCATAGGCGAAGTTGTGAAGATCCGCGGTGAAGACGTAGACGTTGTGAACGGCACGATCCGCTCTATCCGCAAAGGCCACCTGGACCACATCAACAGCATCCCGCCCGAGATAGTGGAACTCGCCAGTCGATACCCTCGCCACGGATGGTGGTTCCCGTCACCGTACAAGAACTCACAGTTCCCGAACGGTGGCGGTCACATCCTCATGAAGTCCGCCTCTGACCGTGTTTCGAGAGCGATCCGCCGTATCGGCATCACCGACCACAACATCACTGCGCACTCGCTGAGGCACTTCTACGCAACTACACTGCTGCGTCAAGGTGTGCCGATCCGGGTGGTGCAGGAAATGATGGGGCATGCCTCTCTCAACACCACGCAGCTGTATGCAGAAGTCACCGAAGAGGACATGAGCGCAGGGGCGGCAGTTCTGCCGATCATTGGTCACCGTCCGCAGTCGGGCCGCGCGCATGGCAGAATAGCTGCGTGAGCCCCTCTAGCTCAGTTGGTAGAGCATCAGACTTTTAATCTGCGGGTCGCCGGTTCGAGCCCGGCGGGGGGCACCACGAATTGGGGGAGTGCGCCAATGCCGCGAAACGGTTAAAGTTCTGGGCATGCGCCGCCTAATTATTCCTGCACTCGCCGCCTCGATTCTCCTCACGGGATGCTCAAGCACAACGGAGCCAGCCACCGAACAGGAAACAGAAACGTCCACCCCTGCACCTGTCGTCGAAGACAGCGCCACCGAAGAGCAAATCGCATCTGTCATCGCAGAGTACGAACCCGATTGGCGCGAAACCATAGACGGCGCAGGCGATTGCCGGTTCCTATGGGTCATGGGAGGCGACAGCCCGGCAGACGACATGAACGCGATGAGTTGCTATCTCAAAGAGCAAACAATCGTGACGACCGCACAACTTGTCGTTTCTGATCTAGAGGCACTCGATATCCCCGAATCGATGTCGTCATTGGTGACGAACACGACAAACGTTCTCACGTCTATCGGCGAGGTCGATCTCGTTGGCGTGTGCGGTGAGGATGATGTACCAGCGGACACAGACGAGTGCACAGATACAATCGGCACTCTGAACGGGCTCTATATGCAACTCGACTCGACATTGAATTCTTGGAGCCCGTACCTCTGAAGCTTTGGCCTAAAGTTCGGTGAATATAAGGTTCTGACTAATGGACGTCGACGAGAACGGGCTCCCGCCCGCCCCAGAGTGTCCAGAGTGTGGCAACCCGATGGAGCCGGAAAGCTTCAAAGGCGACGACAGGCTGCAAGTCGCGTACGTGTGCCCGGTGCACGGTGTTGGCTGGACAGTTGACCCGTTCGTAGAGTGACCTGTGTGTCAACCGAAATCCTGCACAAGATGGTGCGTCATCTGACCCACTTGTGTTAATCTGCATATACGACGAGCCGGATCCCGGTGCGTTGTCCGCCTAGAACCCCGCTCAGCGGGGTTTTAGTGCTTAAGGGTCCCATCGCCACACCGTGTGACGAATCGGACGCACTGTCTCCCAGAGTCCTTCAACTGCGCGTCGCGTGCGCGCGTGCTGCTCGGTGTGCGCGTCGAGGCGACGATAGAGGTAGACCAGCAGATCCGCGCATTGCACTCCTGGCGACTCAGCCGACGACCCGAAAACAATTGGCATCTGAATCTGAACGAGTTTGGACGATTTGTACTCGCCTGTGCCGTGCACTTGGTAGTTGCTCGCTTGCATGACATGGGTCGCCTGATCTTGCACTTCATCTGCAATCACCGTGACGACGTCGCCCGTCAGTGCCGCGTACTTGTTGATCTCCTCGAGCGCATGCTGCAGGACAATCTTGTGCGGCGGATACGGGTACCGGTAGCGCGCATTCAAGCGAGCGACGTCGACACCGCGGATGATCATTTTGACGGGCAAGTTGGCGACTCTTTGGAGGGCGTCCTTATATATCGCGATCGCCGAACGGACTTTCCCATGGATCGGGCTCCAGCCACCGCGGCCCGACATGATCTCGTGGGCGTGATACTCGATATTGTGCGCTACCACCCCGAATCCTCGTGCGTATTCTCGAGCTTCGGCGAGCGCTTTGGCTACGTCGCCGATGTGCTTCTCGTCGACGATTAGTCCACATATGTAGTAACGATCAGCGGTGTAGGACTCGTCGAGGAAAGCAAAGAGCATTGTTCAATTCTGCCCGACCGAGGCGACAGTTACTGTCGGCGGCCGCGCGTAATCTCACGCTGTGCAACATCCTGCAGCTGCCCCTATCGAGTGGGTGATCAAATCTGCGCGTCAGCCGTATCCTGTCGCGGTCGTCCGGATGCTGCACCTTGGCCCCGACCGTGAGGTCTACTTCCGTGCTGTGACGTACTCGCCCAACGCGAGCGAGCGCGAGCTGATCGGGTACTGGGGTTCGCTCGAGGAGGCGATCCAGAATGTGCATCACGTGGAGCTGTCGAAGATGCCGGCGGCATGGCTCGCGACTGGTGGGAGCTCGTTCAGGGAGATACCGCCCTCGACACCGCAGAAGCCGCCGCCAAGTGGCTAACCTGACCTTTTGCTCATACCTTCGATAAACTGAGACTCCTTCACTTACCCATCCCGATGAAAGGAGCCCCGTGCCAAGAAGCCCATACGTCTGCCCCAATGGACACGTCGTGCACAAGTCCATCACCGACCGCGGATCAATCGACGGACACTGCCCCTTCTGCGCTGCCGAAGAAGAAGACGCCCAGTAAGCAGAAAATGCCCCCTGCGACCAGCTCGTGAGAGCCAGCCACAGGGGGCAATTTGCTGCAGTAGGTCAGTTCAGCTTTTCAGCGTTCGTGAAGCCGGGGCCGGTCTTCGTGGTGCTCTGAGCGGCGAACGCTTTCAGCAGGGACACGACACCGGCACCGAGAGCGATACTGCCGATGGTCTGCCAGTCAGCATCCAGTACACCGAACTGGCCAGCACCGATGACGGCGAGGGCACCGCCAGCGATGCTCGAGATGACGCGCTCGCTCGTGGCCTTCCAGAACTTCTTGGTTATGAACTTCATTCGATTCTCCTTATCGTGGTGCGCCGTCCGGCCACGGTGGTGGCGGTGGCGGCAGTTGGTCGTAAATGTGTGAACGGAGCACGTGCGCGTAATCCCGGTACGTGTCCCGTTGCGCCCGCAATTCCTTGTTGTCGGCTTCGAGCGCGGTCATGCGTACGTCCTGAGCGGTCATCCGGTCGTCGGCGCGGCCCCGATACCCGGCGAGCTCTTCCTGTAGCTGATCGATCATCTGCTGTTCGTTTGACTTCTCCGCCTGCGCTTTCGCGGCGTCCGTCGCGCGGCCCTGCACTTTCGCTGCAATAAGTGCGCCAACGACACCGCCGCCAGCGGTGAGAGTGACACCGATGAGCGCGAGAACTGGCATCAACCAGTCAGGTGCTTGAATCACAGCCTCACTCACCCGATCACCCCCAGCAGTGCACCGCCTACAAGACCGGTGAAGAACCCGAGAAACACTCCCACCGCCCACGGGTCAGCACGCGACCATTCCCCCATGTGAGCCACGGTCAGTCGGTTTCGACGGTGAAGGAAACGTCCTTCATGGCCTGCTTCACGCCGTCCTCGACGGCTTTCGCGATCGCGTCCGGGTCGGCACCCTTGGCGACGGCGAGAGCTTCGATCGCGGCCTTCTGTGCTTTGACTGTGGCGAGGACTTCGCGCACGAGAGTGCCGGTGTCAGCGTTGTCCTGGCGGACGGGCACCTCTTTGTCGCCACGCTTGATCGGAGTGGTCGTGAGAGTTCGGATCTCGCGCACGATCGTGCCCGTGTCCGCGTTGTCCTGCCGGACCGGAATATCCTTACCGTCGCGCTGGATCGGTTTGGATGTTAGCGTGCGGATCTCTGCCAGGCTTTGACTGATCGATCTGCCGTCGTCGTCCATGCTTGTGCCACCGACGAAGATGGCGTCGAAGATGGATGCGATCTGTTTTTCTGCTCTGCTAGACAATTTGAGTCCTGTTCCGCCCGTGGAGGGCATCGAGAATGGGTTCGGGTCGCCGATGTGCCAGTACTCGGTAGGGGTGACGAAATTGGTTATGAGACCGTGTTTCTTCGCGTACTTCACGAACGTTGCCCACGGGATCGCGTCGTAGTTGTAAATGTCAGCGGCAAGCGAATCACGGCCCCTATATTCGCCACCATGCGATGACGTGCCGGGATACGCAGCTTGCAACGGTTTCCCGAGCGCCGCATACTTCGCCCGCATCCCAACCTGCTGCCCGTAGTCCCGGTACACATTCGGGCCGGACGTGATGTACAGCTGTACGCCCTCGTTGGTCTTCACGTCATCGATGAACGCGGTGAGCCTCGCAGCCGTCGCGCGCGTGGCGCGGAACCGTTCACGTTTGCCGTATTGGTTGAGCGCCCAGAACCACACCAACTGTGATGCCGGGATGCGCCCGTTTCTGTATCGGGCCATGTGGCCTCCCTTGCATGAGAAAAGCCCCGATATGCGGGGCTATAAAGCGGGTACTACCGTGGGAGTGCCTAATCGGGCAGCCATGAGCCGACCCACGATATCCACCCGGTTTTACCGTTCGCGCGTGCGCCCCAGACTTCACCGTTGGCGTTGATCTGGAGCAGGCCGGGGCTGTCTGGCTGCGCCGCCGCCGCTGTCACGAACATGTCAACCGGGGGACGGAACCCGACAGGGACGGTGCCCATACGCTCGAATGATCCTGAGTAGGCGGCGCTGTTCGCTTTCGTCCATCCGCGCCGGAAGTAGATTTCTCCGTTTCGTCGTCGTACCTGTGCACGTCCCGGCGAACCGGAGAAGTCGAACCCGCTCACTGCGTCGCAGTTCACCCAGCCGGTGTCTTCGTCAATGCGTTCCCCGTTGACATAGACCCCATTAGCGGCGTTCAAATCGATGCGCTCGGTGGACGTTTGAATCATGTCCGTGGCGACGACAGGCTCACCGTTCACGAACGCACCATTGCCCGCGTCCAGATCGATGCGGCCAGAACCAGCTTCGAGAGCCAGCCGGTCATCCACTGAAGCGTCTAGGCGGCGTTCATCCTGCAAATACGATTCAAAGCGGATGCTGTCACTGTAAACAAACGTCTTATTCGAGTCGCCAGGACGTCCACCATCGCCACCGTCAATGCGCAGCATTCCCGGTTCTAACCATGCGCCACCATGCGGAATGCCACTATTCCCCGACCCGACCGACCTCATATCAAGCCGGTCGTTGTACAGGAACACGTCCTGCTGTTCGATCACAGAATTGTTCGAGTCTGCCGCATAGTTTTTCAGTGTCAGCCCGGTAGCGTACAACTCGGACGTTGTTGCTGCGTCCGCCACCGACGTATCCCCGGCGAGTTCATGTGCCTGCTTCGCGTCAATGCTGAACTTCGTCATCGCGGACTGAGCCTGTAGCTGGGCGGGCACGTCATAGGATGTTCCGCCGATGATGTAGCCGAGCATGCCGTTGACGATCATGCCCTTTGCCGAGTTGATGTAAACACCGTAGGTTGTGGTGTCCGGGTCGAAGTCGGCTTCCGTGGTGAACTCGCCCGCGATCATGGAGACACCGTTGATGGTGCCACCGTTGATGGTGACAGCGGTGATCGTTTTACCGATCAACTCATCAACGATCGCTTCAGACGAAATCCACTTCTCGGTGATGATCGCTTTCGCGACCACAACGTCAGCCCAGAGCTTGTCGATGACGGCTTCGTTGATTGTCGCCCCAGCGGTGACGAACAGGTTCTTGATGTCCGCACGTTGGAACGCGGCTGTTGCTGACGCAATCTCTTGCGCCACGACTGATGCGATAGCCGCACCACCAGCGGTCAACTTGCCCACGTCAAGGTTCGCGATCGCTGCCGACGACACAGGGGTGAACACCCACGCCCCGCCTGTCCTCACCCACATTGCTTCGACGTTGCCCTGAAGACTGCCCGTGTGCCGGAACCAAATGCTTCCGTCCGGGGCTGTACCGGCAGGGTCGCTGTCCACACCGTGGAGGACTTTCGGGAGGTTGTCGGCTGTCTGCTGGGCGGTGTCGGCCACATCCAACGCCGCCGACCGCAGCACCTTAGACACCGTCCCGTCCGCTTCCACCCGGTAGTGGATGGGGTCAGCGTCAGGGGTGTCCTTATCGAAGTACGGGCCGTCGTAGTCGCCGGGGGCGATGAGAAGACAGTCGTACCATCCCGCGTCGAGTGTCAATGATGTGCCAAAGTGCCGCCGCTCACCATCTGATCGAGAAGTGATGACAAACGTGGACGGCACCTCGGCGGTAAGCACCTCAGTGAGCCCGTCATCCACCCGCAAGGAGCATGCTCCCGTGACCGACCAGTCCTTCGCCTGGTAGCTGTTGGGGTAACCCAGCATGCCGAGTTGGTAGTACTCGCTGACGCCGGTTCCTGGAGCGTTCGCGTGTGCACAATCGCTGATATGAACGGTGCCACCATCAGCGCCCAGGAATGGCACAAGCGAGTCAGCAACGCAGTCATGGTTCCACATGTTTGCGCCGTAGAAATCTTGCCCGTACTCCGTGGAGTCCGATGCATGGCAATCGACATTCCACGTAGTTGAGTTCCCAACATCGGCTACGTTCGCACCCCGGTTGCCCGAATATGTGCCGCCGACGCGCAAGCCCACGTAACTCTCGTGACTTGTTGAGCCATTCTGCGAGCCAGACACCCGACCGTTATTGCGTGCAACACAGTCGGCCTCTACAAAGACACCGCTCTTCCCTGCGTTCTCGTGGTAATTGAAGCCGTCATACTGGTTCCAGGACGCCTCGCATCGGCGCAACACCGTCTTCGCTACCCCAAGAATGGACAACCCGTTAGTAGAAGTGGCGTACTTCCAAGCACAATCCTTGGCAAGAAACATCCACCCATCGCCGGGTGCTGTGAAATTGGCGGTGGTGCCACCCCAGTGCTCGATGCCCTCCAAGTAGGTACTGCCGCCGTCGCCCACCGCAGTGGAGGTGTACTTGCTCGAATTCACACGCCGCAGAACATATACATCGTCGCCGGGGACACTGTCGTCATGAAGACGAACATGGACGGTTCCAGCCTCGTAATAGTACGATCCCGGCGTATCCTCAACTTCCAAAACCGACCCCACCAACGCCAACTCGAGCGGATCACCGTCAGGGTACTCGCGTGCGTCTAACACGCCTGTAGGGTCGGCCACAGAACCTGAATAATGCATCCCCTGAGCCGTCCATGCCAGCCTGTCGCCATAGATGAACACGACGCGCTTGCCACTCCGTGCCCGTACAGCCACGCCCGGATCGATGCTTACCACCGTATCGGCACGCTGATACACGCCTCCGTCGATCAACATTTCCCCGAAACTGCCGACGTTCTTCAGGTACGCGTAGTTAGGGGTCGCGTAAGCGTTACCCCAGCTATCCCCTGCTGAAGCGACGTCTGAACCGTTTACCGGGTCGACGTAAATTGTGCGCTTGCCGTTGGATTCGTGAAGTAACTCCGGGTCAATATCGACAGAATAACTAACGCCATCCCAAGTCACACCTACCGGAAGCTCAGAGAGACGAGTGTCGGGCAAGGTTAGCGGAACTGAAGTAGCGGGACCATCCTCAAACGACGGATTCGGCGCAAGGTTGCGGGCCAGTATGACCTCACCGTTCGCGATCGCGTCCTGTGCTATCTCAGCAGTCTCCTGTGCCCCAGAAGCCGCCGTCATCGCCGCTGAAGCGTTCGACGCCGCATCAGCCGCCGCCTGCACAGCACCATCCACACGCCCATCAAGGGTGGTGATCTGCCCGAACGCATCAGTGATCTGACCCTCAGCCGTGTCGAGACGGCCCACCGCAGCAGACAGGTCAACGCCCAGATCGGTGAGCTTGCTGTCCAACTGGGCTTGTGCCTGCTCCAGTTCGGCTTTCGCCGCCGTCAAGGCTTCATCGACAGCTTTCGCATCAAACCCGGCCTGCACCCCACGGCCCACAGCAACCGGGACAAGCATGTCCTGAACCGCACCCTGACCGTCAGGGACAGGGACCGTGGAATGCGCGATCTGCGACGCACGAGACAACACCGCGACCTGACGTTGCAGCCCGTCAAGCGTTGACGCAAGTTGCTGAAGCTGTCGCCGTTCAGCCGGTGAAAGGTCAGCCACGTTAGCCTCCGTAAATGAAAGAATCCGAACGCGCCAAAGACAGGCGTGCCCGATCATCAGCCAGCAACTCCCACGCGACGATCCGGCACCACAGGTCCGTTTCGCCCAACCACGGCAGGTTGGCTTTCACGAGAATGTCGTCACCAACCGACCACGAACCGATCGGTGCGTTAGTGTGCTGCCGGACAGTGATTTCGTCAATCGTTTGCACATTCCGGGAACGGTTCAGTTCGTTGCGGATCAAAGCGTCCAACGGTGACGTTTTCGACACGTTCTTCGCCTCGAGAACTTTCACCCGCCGCAAACGCCCATCCCGGACCGCTGTGGTGCGGCGCAACGACTTCTTGCCCTCACCCGACCCGATACCAAGAACCTCGTTGGCGAAGTTCTCCCCGTCACGTTCCGGGGTGACCTCAGAGACAACGTTCACGCCCTGCTCGAAAATCAGGTCGTCCCGTCGCCGTCCGGCACGGGGGTAGTGAATGCGGATCTCATGGAGAACGTCCGTTTTGTCTTCGTTCCACCTGTGGTGTTCCGTCCAATCGAACGGTGTTGCCGCCGCCAACGAATCGAGTTCGCTGCCGCAATCGGGGGCTTCCCACCAGTTGATCGTGTGCGGGCCAGCCTCAAAATCGACCTGAGCGCCAGAACCCGTCTGAAATGACACGTCCTCTTTCTTCGTGCCAATCCTGACCGTCGTGGAACCAGTCACGGTGACGCCAAGGTCGCCGTCAGGTTTGCCCTGAATGTGCTCCCACACGTGACGGAACACGTCAGCCGGGTCAACCTGCTCACCAGAAAACTCGCCGTCGTACGGCATCCCATACGGGTACGTGGAGAACCCTGCCGCCTCAACCCGCCACTCTTGGCCGTCCATTCGGGAGAACGTGACAATGCCACCCCAGCGGATGACACCCTCTTCTTCAACGAACAGGAACGTGCCCCACTCGTCCAGCAACAGTTCGCCATCAGGGGCTCGCAGACGACCCACGTCCGGGGACACCGTGCCCGACAGCACAGGCACCCCAGACAGCACAGTCTCAACACCACCATCGAGAGTGAAAGGCAACTCCATCGACAGGAACTCACGAGTCGTCGCACGCTGCGCAATGAAGTTGTATGTCATCACGACACCTGACTGAAAGTCCACTCGATGACGGCAGTCGTCTGATAATCAGCGACCACCGACGCCGTACCGTCCGTGCGGAGCGCCTGAGTCATCAACCACACACGCTGACCGGCGTACTTCGAAACATCGTGCTCCCCGACAACCGTCAAATGAGGACGCCGCGGAGTTGTCGTGCCTCCCTCATCGACAAGGATGCCGTTCTCGCCAAGCTCAACACCCTTCGATGCGTCAGGCGGCTGAATGCGCGGACCCACATAGGTGCGCAAACCAGCAACAGTGCGCGCCGCCGACGTACCAACCTCAATACCTGACAACGACGCAGTGACGAAAGCACGAGTCGCCCACTCGGGCACTTTGACCTCAACACCGACATCTTTCGGCCAGCTCGAGTAGTTGTTGCTCGGGATCGGCTCATCCGCTGGCGGGAACCCCATGTGTTTGCCCGATTTCTCTAATGGGATAGCGACCTCACGCAGGTCAACGATCGTTGCCCCTGAAACTTCAGAAGATGCCGGAATGTCAATTCGCGCCAGCGTGATCGCCGTGTCAGCCTCATGCCCGGGAACATCCTGCAGCCGGGTCACATTCGCATCCACGTTCGAGATGACACGCGGAAACACGTACGTCGCCGTTGTCGGGTCAGCAGGCGGATCGAACCGGGGATCAACCGAAGAGTCTTCCACCCGCGCGACGATCAGGTCAGAACGCCCCGCACCACTCCCCGTCGCCGCGATCGGCACAAGCATCTGCGCACCAAGACGAATCGTGTACGTCTCACCCGCATGACCGGGATACCGGTTCAGCACCAGACCAGAGCCGGGACGTACAACAACGTTCGTGCCGGGAACATCCATCTGCGCAACCTTCAGGTCACCGATGGACACAACACCCTCAGCACCATTCGTCGCCGCATACGTTTGCGCCCTAAACACTTCGGGGGAGTGCTCAGCGCCTCCCCCGATCATGATTGGTGTATCAAAAGCCACGATGGCCCCTTTCAGTAAGTCGGGAAAGCGTTACGCCACCGGACTGTTGCCGTGGCCGTGCCAGATTGAGAAGTGCCAAACAGGGTCATCGCATGCACACCAGGCGGCAGAGAAGCCGACGCGATCCGATCCGATGTTGGAGACAGGGCAACACCGGCCCCGTTCACCGTCACCGTGCGTGCGTGAGGGTGCGTATCGATCGTGAGAACCTCGTCATACGCCAACGTGCCGCGGTACTCGAACCGGAACACGCCAATAACCTCAACCGCCGGATTGATCACCGGCCCCTGAACCTCAATCACCGGATACGTATCCAGTTCGCCACCCACCGTGAACGACGACGTACGAACCGAAGACCCAGACGTGATCACCGGCGCAACAACAGGCGCAACAACACCCCCATACGCCGGTTGAGTGATCTGCAACGAGGTTGAAAACTCTTCAGCGGAAAACCACAGATCCGTGGTGGCCGCGAAGTCAACGAACGCCCGAATGAGGCCCTGCTTCATGTACGTGTCGTCAGTCTCGAACCGTTGCGGGAGACCGAACGTCAACCGGTTTGCGGGGGAAATCAGCGTTGCGCTACCGCCCGCCTCCCGTCGCACAGGATCAGCACGCCACGCACGCCGCAAAGTCTCTTTGCCGGCGCGCACCACCTGTTCGCTTCCGTGCCCGTTGATGTCGAGCTCGAGCGGAATCAGCATGCCCTGCTGCCGCATCGGCCCGAACGTGCGCCCATCAGTGCCAGGGGTGGAGTACTCTTCAGCCTCCACCCCGTAACTGATCTCAGGGGCGTTGGAGAGAACGAATGCGGCGTCGATATCCGCGACCATGTCCAACGAAACGCCGGGGTATGCGAGAGTCCACGTGTCGGCCATTACCTGCCCCCTCGCCGCTTGCGCCGCAGTTCGAATTCCAGCTGTTCAAACGAGGAACGGACGTGCTTCGGGTCGGTGTTGACGAAGTTGACCTCACCGATGAGCGGGGCGACGGCCTGAGCGATAGCACTCGATGTGATCCCGCCGTCGGCGAATCCTTGTACGCCGAGCCTGCGCCCTGTCTCCGCCCAGATATCCAGCGACCGGGCACGCTTCGACGGCGACAACGGAATGTACGCTTCACCGCCAGTCTCAGGTTCGGCCCACACACGCACGTTCCCGGCGCGTTCGATCTGTGCGACGTGATTCTCGCCAGAGAAACCACCACCAGCGAAGTAATCGACAACAGCGCCGTCTGCGTACTCAGGTGCGGTAACGTACTTCCCGCCGATCTTGATCCCCGTCGCGCCAGTGTGAACATCGACAGTCACACGCACATTGCGGTTGCGGGTGAAATAGTCGAGTTCCTCTTTCGCTTTCGCAGCATCCAGAAGAACCTTGATGTCCTTCTGGGATGGGATCTTGTAGATCGAATCAGCCAAAGCGATCGCTTCATCATCTGTAGCTCCCATGGCCTTAGCTGCGTCGATGAGCTTCTGACGCCCGTCCTTGAGTCGTTGGATGTACAACTCCATGGCGTCTTTCGCGGACATTGTTTTCAGATCGAGTTCGTACTGCGCCTGCGCCGCGGACTGTGAATCCTCAGCGAGCCCGTTGAGGGCGTCCATGTTGTCGCGCCCTGCCTGCGTGGTGAGGTCCAGAGTTTCCGCGTAGCCCTCGGTCTTGTTCTTGATGTTCTGAATGCGCTCTTCTACCGCAGAGAGGGTCTCCTGATAGTTGATGTTCTGCGACACGGCATCTTGGCCGACACCGTTGGCTTCGTTCATCGTCTCGATCAGGGCCGAGAGTTCATCTTCGAGGTCGCTAACCTTGTCGGCTTCCTCGGTGTAGGCGTCAACGGCCTTCTCAGAGGAGCTTTTCGCGTCACCCTGGGCAAGGTTCACGAGTGCCAGGGCACGCCGCGCGTCCGACAGGCCCTCAACTTGGATGCCCTGCGCGTTTGCCTGCTCAATGAGTGCGTCGCGGTAGTCGGGCATCGTGTCGAGCAGGGTCATCATCTGCGCGTTCGACAGATCCTGGCCCTCGACAAGAGTTCGGAACGCCTTCTGCGCTGACGGCAAATCTTCCTTCGCCATGTCAGCGAGAGACTCGCCCGCCTTGCGCACGGAATCCCGGAAACCCATCGTGTCTTGCGTGAAGCGTTCCCACCAGTGCTCGTTTTGGGACTGGACCTGGTCGAGCATCCCGGACATGTTCTCAAGGTCTGCGTTCACGTCCCGCAGCCACTTTGCGTCCATGCCCTGAGTTGCGGTGGCGAAAATGTCAGCCGAATCCTTTGCCGTTCTGAGGCTGTTTTCCATCTCGGCAGATGACGCCTGCAGGCCATCCAGAACATCCCCGAGGATCTGTGCACCTAGCACGGCTCCGGCGAGAGCCATCCCCCATCCACTTGTGAGGAATTGCGCTGTGGCGCGCAGAGCCTTTCCGGCCTTGTTCGTCGCCGTCATCATTCCGATGGCGGCGGCAGACACACCTGGGATCGACGATGTTGACAAAGTGAGCAGTGCGGCCCTGAACTCGGCAATCTTCGGCAAAGCCAGCAAGAACGCCCCGCCCGTGAGTCCAACAATGCCAACCAGCGCACCGAGTACCGCAATGATTGACTGCACTACCGGGGGAAGATCTGAGAATCCGTTCGCGATGGCGGTGACGAGTTCGGCACCGTCCGCGAGGAGCGGCAAGAACACTTGTCCAAGGTCGATTGCAGCATCAACAATTGAGTTGCGAGCGATCCCCAATTTTGCCTCGACCGTCTCGTACTTCTTAGCGGCTTCCTCGGTGAGGGCGTTGTTCTTCTCCCACGCCTCAGCACCCTGCTCGAGCGACTTCCGCAGAACATCACCCGAGTTCGCCATACCCAACAGTGCCTGCGAGGTACGCACGTCGGACTGGCCGAGATCCTCAAGGGTGGCGAACACGTCCCCGCCCGCAGCATCGACCTTGCCGAGCCCCTCAATGAACGTGGCGATCGCGTCAGCCGGGTCCTCACGGAACGACCGCGCGAACTCGTCAGCGGACACCCCAGCGACGTCGGCCCACTTCTGCAGATCTTTGCCGCCCTTGGATACGTCCATGGCCATGTCGGTCATGATGCGAGAGATTGCGGAACCGCCAGCCTCCGCTTCGATGCCGACAGAGGCGAGAGCGTTCGCGAAACCGAGCACCTCGGACTCTGTCAGCCCGACCGTTTTACCGGCACCGGCGATGCGTTGCGCCATCTGGATGATGTCGCGTTCCGTGGATGCACCATTGTTGCCGAGAGCGACGAGTGAGGAGCCGAGGTTGTCGACATCGTCCGGCGCGGTCTGCATGATGTTCATCAGCTGCGCGATCGACGTCGCCGCCTCATCCGAGGTGAGGTTCGTTGTCTCGCCGAGGTCGATCATTGTCTTCGTGAAATCGACAATCGACCCAGCGGACACACCCAGTTGCCCTGCAGCCTCAGCGACAGCCGCGATTTCCTTATGCGACGCCGGGAGTTCGCCCGTGAGCCCGCGCAGACCTTCTTCGATGCCCTGCAACTGCTCGGGTGTGCCGTCAACAGTTTTCGTGACACCCGTCCACGCCGTCTCCCAGTCGACGGCAGCTTTCGCCGTCAAACCAGTGACAGTGGCGAACGCGGCACCAACACCGACAAGGGTGGTGCCGAACGTGTTCAGTTCAGATTCGGTCTCCTCAACCTTCTTCGCATACACGGCAAGGCCCGGCGCGGCAGACTTCGCCTGACGGCCCGTCTTATCAAGACCGTCACCAGTCTTTGACAGCTTCGAGGCCGCGTCGCCTGCCGACTTGTTGACCTTCTGAATCGACTGGTCCGCCTGATCCAAGTCCCGTTTGAAGACCTGAGCCCCCTGGGTTTGAATCTTGAAGATCAGTGCGCCGGCGTCGAACGACATCACGTACCGCCTTCCCACACCACGAGGTGTCAATGTCGAGGAGGCGCGTGCATGCGCTGCGGGTGAAATGCCACGACCGTGCTTCAAGGGCACGGTCGATGTCCGGTATCAAGTTGTGTTGCCTGAGGTCGAGTTCCACCTCCCCGAACAGTTCGGGGATGATGAGTTTCCAAAGCTCGCGGCCTGTCAGCCCTTCGGCTTGCTGGTCTTGCTTGGCCGTCTGTCTTGCGGCTGCTTCCCTGGCTTGCCGCCACTCTGGTGGGAAGACGTAGGTCGGGTATCGGCCTGTGTCCGGATCAGGGTCTCCAATGCCGAAGCGGGCGATATCAGCGAGTTCGAGCCGCCCAAAGTCGACACCAGAGACCACAGAGCTTTTACACCGCCCTTGTCGCCTCCGCCCTCGTCAAGGTAGAGGCGGACACCTTTGATGCCGAGGACTGTTTGCCACAGCATTGCGGGAATGAGCACGTCCTGTGCTTCTGCGAGGGAGAGCCGGTTTTGCATGTCCGTGTACACGGGGCCGTTCTCAACCCATTCCCGGTCCGGAGTGACACCGTCTGCGGCGTGCATGAGAAGTGTTTCCATGCTGTCGGGGGCGATGTTCCCGGTTGCGATGCCCAAGTACTGCTGTGTGAGTTCCATGCCTGCCCAGCCGGGGAGGGGTGAGACTACGAAAGCCTCACCCGCTCCCTCGACTGTCAGGTGCAAGTCGCGCCCGACTTGCTCAGCTGTCACGTTCGTCAAGGTTCCCTGCCTCCCTCGACTCAGGCAGCCGTGTAGTTGAGTGTTTCGGAGACGCCGTCAGCGTTCGTCACCGTGATCGTTGTCGCACCCGTCACCCCGGTCGGGATGACCGCGATGAGGGTCTGGTCGTCAACGACGAGGAACTGGTCAGCAGCGGTCGCACCGAAGTCGACGCTGGTTGCACCCGTGAACTTGTAGCCGCGCACAGCGACCTGATCGCCTGCAGCCTGACCCGACGGAAGAGCCGATTCGAGAACCGGCTTACCGTCCGAAACGATCGGGGAAGTGATCTGATTCACGACACCGAAGTTGGTGAGCGTGAAGTTGTACACCATCTTGTCCGCGTACCCGGCGCTTGCCTCAGCGACAGCGACCGAGAACGTGCCCTCGAATGCGGGGAGAGACTCATCGAACGCGTCGAAGATCTGCACCTCAACACGGTTCTCAGCACCCTCCGCGTACGCCTTGCGGATGAGTTCGGCGAGCCACGGCTGTGTGATGACGATCTGCTTGGTCGCAGGGTCACGGACAGCTTCAGCACTGAACGTTGGGCCGAAGTTGTACCCGATGATCTCTTCGGACTGGCGTCCCTTGGTGCCGTACACCTCACGGGGGACCGTGATCGGTGTCGGGTTCACCATCAGGTTGTTGACGTCGCCGGTGATGTTCTCGAACACCCCGTTGCGCTTGACGCGGACGATTCGCTGATGCGCGAGCGCGAGCGAACCATCAGTGGGTTTGGTTGTCTCGTACAGAGTGAAATCACTCATTGCTTTCTCCTTTGTCGGTGAGGATGCCGGTATCCGGCCACCCCTCACACGGGAGGGGCTGTCTATGGGTTAGGCGCGTCCGCGGAAGCTGTAGTTCACAGCGACTGAGACGCGGCCTTGAGTGTCGGCGTCGACGTAGAGGCGCGAGTATTCTTCGGCCCACGAGATGCCGAGGATGTTGGGGGAGTACTCTTTGTGATCGAGCACCTGTGAGAGGTCGTGCGCCCACGTTTCGACGGTGTCTGCATTGCCCTTACGGCGGGTGAAGAACTGCACCCGGTACAAGGCATCAGCGCGCCCGTCCCGTGTCGTTGGCGGGGACGTGAGCGTCGTCTGATCGTCATGCTCCGTCGAGATGTACCCGGTGGTGAAGATCGCCGCCTCACCGGTCGGGTACACGCCGGTCTCTCTGTACACGCCCAGTGCGTTGTCGTCCAGGATGCGCGCCAGCGCGACACGTAGTTGCTTCTCAGGAGTCACCGCCGACCTCCTTGGCGATGATCTCGCCCATCTCGTCCTTGTGAGCCAATGCGGGGTCTTCGACGTACTTACCCTTGCGTCCACCCTGGAAGTTGTATTCCGGGTGCTCGTGGAGGCGAGCCGCGTAGGGCATGTCGTAGATGACTTCCACGGTTGGTTCAGCCGCGCCGAGCGGAGTGGATACAGAGCCGGAGCCGGAGAGCGTGCCGGTGTCGAACGGGACTTGCTCTGACGACAGCGCGAGCAACCGTTCACCAGCAGCCGCGAGCCCATTATGGAGCCGCCCCTCAACGTCGTCGGTGATCTTCCCGAGGTTGTTCGTGAATGTCACTTGTGCGCGAATGCCCATGCGATCACCTCACTCGAGGAACAGCTGCGTGTGGTTCGGTGTGCCCCGGTAGTCGAAGAAGCTTGAGTCGATAACTTCTGATGTGCGCTCCCGCGGTGTGCCTTTCCAGACAGTCACTTTCGCTTTCGGTCCGACGTCGTTCTCAGGCAGAAGAACCACGAACGTGGAGGATGTGATCTCTTGCCCGCTCGTGGTGGAAGTGGAACGGCGATCGACCCTCAGGTGCGCCTTCTGCTCCACATACGCAGGAACATCCGTCTTGGTGTCCCACACCTCGCCGGATTCGCCTACACCGATGAGAACGGCAATATCGACCTTGTGGGGAAGGTGCTTCTTGCGGAGCCTCACAGCGACCTCCTACCAGTGCGCGACAGCAGACCGGAGCAGGCCAGCGTTGCGGAGAATCTCGACCGCCTCAGGGGAGATACGCGAGGCGCCTGCACTGCGTGCGTTCGACGCGCCACCAGTCGCACCAGACCCACCGAGGGAGACAGAGCCGATCTTGACAACGCCTGCCTGCGAGTCAGCGCCCGTGATGTCGTCGGTTTCGGTGAACCAGTCCGCCTGAGCGCAGGTGGCGTCCTTGAGCGCTTCGGATACATCCGCGTCGGTTGGGTAACCGTCTTCGTCTGTGTCGTAAACGGCCAGTCGGAGGCGACCGTCAATGACGATGGATGCGCGCCGGAGTTTTGCTTTCAGCTGCTGCTCGTCAGGGACCGGATCGGGAATCTCACCGTCGAGGAAGTCGAAGTAGTCCGATGGTGTGGCATAGGTGCGCTGTGCCATCACTTGCCTCGCTTCTTGGGCGCAGGCTTCCGAGGCTTCGACGTCTTCGGCTCTGAGTCACCCTCACCCGTCTCCGGGGGTGCCGCGAACTGAGCCGCCGCGCGATCCATGGCTACCTGAGAGCGCGCCTTCGACAGCGGAATGTACGTCTCCATCTTGCTTTCCGGCTCCGACCACTCGCACCACGGCGTCACACGGAACCGGTGCTGCTTGAACGCCTGCAACCGCACAGGATGTAACGACTTCACGAAAGCGACACCATCAGTGAAGTCCACCCCGAACTCTCGCTGACGGCCCGCCTGCGGTCGCGGATGCGTGATCTTGTACATGATTCCCTCCCAAAGAATGCGCACGTCGCCCAGGGGTCGAACCTGGAACCACCGGTTTTGGAGACCGGAACTCTGCCAATTGAGCTAGCGACGCTTGGCGCGGGCCTGCCGGGGTTGTGCTTCACCCGGCAGGCCACGCGGTCACTTCTTCTCTGAGTCCTTCTCAGGCTCAGACTTTTCGCCGTTACCCTGAGGCTCAGACGGCTTGGTCAGGACGGCGATAATGTCGCCCTTCTTCGTCGCCCCGTCGAGATCGATCTGCTCGCGTTCCGCGTAAGCGGTCAGCTGCGCATTCGTCCACTTCTCCTCAGGCTTGCCCTCGGGAATCTCGACAGTCTTGGATTCCCGCTTCGCGGACTCTTCGACGGTGTAACCCTGACGGCGGAAGTACGCGAGCTTGCCCGCATCCTCCGTCTCGCCCACACCATCAGCGAAATTCACGCCGACGACAGTGCCAGTGAACCCCTTCACGGGGGTGTTGATCTTTGCCATGAGACGCCTCCTTACGCGACCTTGATGTTGCGGAGCACAGCCGCGGACTTCGTCGCCTTCAGAGCGACCGACACGGGGCCAAGCTCGACCTCACCCTTCTTCACCGCACCAGCAGTGGAGAAGTCCGGCAGCCACGTCTGAGCGATCTGCCCACCGACCGTGGACACACCGTGGAAGCCGTCAAGGCCAACACGGTATGCGTACAGGTCAGTCAGGCTCGTCACGTCAGCGCCAGCGTCACCGAGGGGGCGAGTCTCGATCGGAATGATCGGGTCGTTCGAACCGGCCTTCGCGCCAGCGTCAGCGAACACGATGCCGCCGTACGACTCACGCTCGATCGGTCGACCGTTCGCTCCGACGAGACCCTCAACGGGATCCTTCGTGTACATGCCGGCACGACGAGCAGCAGCGCGAACGCGAGCGATCGCACGCTTGTTGCCGACGATGACGGTGGGAACACCGTCGAGCAGGGCGAGGAACTCGTCGATGAGGTCGAGTGCCTTGTGCTCTGCACGAGTGTCGGTGTCGAAGTCCGACCAGTTGGTGACCTCGGTGGCGTTCATCTCCGTGTCGGAGCCGGTGAGCGCCTTGTCGAGACCGTCGAATCCGTTCGCGTCGGTCGCAGTGTCGCCGTTGATGACAAGGTCAGCGAACTTCGCATTCGTTGCCTTGATCTTCTGCGACATGTTCAGCGACACCCCGCCAGAAGCGGCAGGGCCGAGCTTCGCGACGACACGGTCGATCTCGAACGAGCCACCGAGCACGGCCAGGTCGGTCGTGTAGTGCTGTGTGGTGACGCTCTGAGCCGTGTACTCCTTGTTGATCTCACGAGTTGCGGCGGTCGCCTGAGTGATCAGACGACGGTAACCGTACGTGAGTGTTGCCCCACCACCGGCAGGGTTGACGGCATCATCGAAGATCAGCGAGTCCGGGATAACGCCGGTCTTGCGGAACTCATCGATGACTGAGACGTCGAGGTCAGTCTGGGCGTTGTTCTTGCCCTCAGCGAGAGAAATAGGCATGTTGCCTCCTTGGTTTGGTTATCCCCCGAGCGCCTTTTTGACGGCGTCGTCAAGGGACATTGGTTTGTCTGACGGTTGACCGCCCTGGTGTCCGCCGCCACTCGATGGCGGAAGTGCAGGGCCTGTCTTGTATGCGGCGTTCTTCTCGAGCGCTGCAGTGATTGCGGCCTTCACGGCCTCGTTGTCGCTCGGGTCAACCGATGCGAGGTCTTTCTGGAAGCTTGCGGAGTCGAGCAGCAGATCAGCGTTCGCGTTGAGCGCGCCAGCGTTGCGAACGACAGCGAGCTCGCGGGCGTACCGGTCGCGCTCCTCCGTTGCTGTGGCGAGGCTCTGCGTGGCGGTCTGATGTTCGCCCTGTAGTTTCTCGAGCGCGATGCGGCGCTCTTTCGACTCGCTGCGGAGCTCACGAATGTACTCGTCACGGTCACCGTGCACCTGCACGGGCGGCTGCGCCGGGGGCTGAGGTTCCGTAGGCGGTGTTGCCGGGGGAGTCTGCTGTGCAGGCGGTGTGGGCTCAGCGGGTGGCGTAGCGGACGGTGTCGGATCGGCGGGCGGGTCTGCTGGGGGAGTTGCGCCGCCGTCTCCTTCGATGTAGCGAATGCCCATCATTTGGTGCTTCGTCATGCCGATGATTGCGAGCCCGTCACGGTCGCGTGCTGCGAAATGCTGTTGCTTGAACATTTGTGAGCCTCCAGCTCGTTGTGTTTCGGCTTCATGCCGACCCTCGGCCCTGCGCCGGGGGAGTGTGTGACCGTGCCGCCGCCATGCAGGGCTGACGACGGCACGGAGTCTCGAATGTGCACACAGTGCCCACACAATGCGGATAGCGCTGTGTTGTTGCCCCCGTAGATCGGCGTGATCACGGGGCAGGTGGCACGGAACGGCGTCTCGCGCCATCTGATTTACAGTCAGCGGCCATCAGCGAAGTGGAGTTGCTCGCGATACGAGCGGCGCTGTCGGCCTGTCTTCTTCGTAAACTCGCGCAGATCAGCCTGTGCATCCTTGACCTCACGGCCAGCCTTCCGCCGTTGAATATCATCAGAGGCGACAGCCTGCTTCCGTTTCGCCGCCCGAATCTCACGTTCAAGCTCACGCTGTTTCGCGCGCTCTTTCTCCGCTTCCGGGTTGTACTGGAAATCCTGCTGTGGCACCGACAGACCAGGGAGAACCGCTGTCACACGGTCACGGCAGTTCGGGTGATTCCACCCAGCGTCACGTGCGTCCTGCAGCGTGCCCTCGACATGCACTGTCACAGCGCCTGGTTGTGTCGCATGCGGCATGATCACCGGCCCGACGACACCGTTCGTGGACAGAACCTTGCCGATCCACGGGGCGCAGAGCTTGCATGCGTCGAACGAACCTTGAATGCTCACGAGGTTGAGGCCGGACTGTTGCATGCGATGAATGCCAGCGTCCTGCCATGCCCTCGATGTTGCGGTGCGTCCCGCCATCTCCGAATAAGCGCCGATCGTCCATCTGCGGTCTGCCCGGTCGATGAACCCGGTGATGCCTTGCTCAAGGAACTTCTGCACGGCGCGACGTTGGTTGATCGTGGATGTTTCCACACCGAGCATGCGGAACGGTGCAGTGTCCGCGATGGTCTGCTGGTACACGTCCTGTGGGTAGCGGATGATGCGCTGATTCAACGTTTCCAGCCTGGACTGCAACGAGATGCCCGTCGCGCCCACAGCGTGCGCAGCCGACGTAGGGACTTGCCCGTTGATGGTTTCGTACCGTGTACCCGAAAGCGTGGCCCCTGCCGCCGCCTCACCCTCTTGGGATGCCACATCGACAAGCCACTCAGCAAGGTCCTGGTCACGAATTTCGGTAACAACACGTTCGGCAGTGTCACGGAGTTCGCGCAGAGCCTGTGCCCGCTCCACCTCGAGGCGTTGCATGGCCCTCTGATGCTCAATCTCGGACAGGTTCCCGAGGTCCTGCTCGAGCGCGAGAATCTTGTACGCCCTCTTCGCTGCTGCTTCCAGCATGCGAGTCTCAGCAGTCGTGTACACGCCAGCGAGATACGCACCGAGATCCTCGATCAGATCGGCTGCAGGTACCGGGTTCTCAGCGTCCGGGACGTATACGGCCACTATGATCTCCTAGTCGCGAGGGACCACATCCTCACAGCACACCTCAGCCGACCACTCCGCCCTATACGGCCAATGGCAGACGGGGCAGTCGAACATCACCACGGGGATGCGTTGCAGTGCTGTGCGCACTTCCTCACGTGTCAGAGCGTCCTGTGTGACTGTGAACGGGTCGATCATGATGTGCTCCCTTGCACGGCGTTGACTGAGTACCGTTTACACGACGGACAATGAGAACGCCGGCACACACGGTCACAGTGGCGACACCAGAAGATGCCACGCCCGTCCTCCGCGCGAGTCTTCGCGGTCTCGCACTGACACACGCGGGAGAACGGGACGGGCATGGGTCACTCCTCGTCGCCAGTGAACGTTGCAGGGTCAGGCACAGCGAACGAGCGCTCGGAGCGGATGCGTGCCACTTCCTCATCGACCTGTGGGTCATCCCAGTCGGGATTCGTGCGCCGAACCAGAGTCTCCGTCGAAGCAGCACCAGCAGCGTTCAACAGTTGCGCGGTGCGCGCCGACTTCTCAGGGTCGATCTGAGAAACGTCAGGGAACACCACGTTCGGGCGACGATCCAACGTCTTGCCACCCTTGCCGGGGAACAGCAGGCCGTCGAGCTCGAGCGACACCCATGACTGTTCAGCGATCGCCGTCTTGTCGTACAGGGTCTTCTTGTCGCGTGTGCGCTCCGACGCTTTATCGCGATCCTCAACCTCTGTCGCGGTCTGCTGCGATTCCCCGTAGTCACCCCACGCGGACTGTGAATAACCGGCGGAGCGGAGAATCTCACGGTAGATCGCGTGCGCTGTAGCTTCATGCTCCTCGACACGGATCTGGAACTGCACCTTGTCGAACGCTGGCTTCTCAGCGTCACCCGGCATCGCCAAGCCCGCGTACACTTCTTGGCTCTCATCGAAGTACCCGCCGACACCAGCAGGACCGGTGTGCAGCGCAGACTCAGGGACGAGGATCTTACCGCCGCCGAGTTTGAGGTCACGCATCCACGACGACCAGGTTTCATCGAGCGCGTCGAACAACGGCTGAATACCGGCGAAATCGGAGCGCCCTGTGAACGACAGGGCACCTTTCTTCCGCCACGCCCTCGTGGGCATGTTCGGGTTGTACGAGACGGTGAGCTTGTCGATGCCTGTGAGGATCAGCGAGTCACTGTTCACGGACTTCGCAAGATGCTCAGTCTCCGGGCGATCCTGAAGCGGCACGCGCCGTCCAAGGTTGTCAGCCTTGCCCTTGTACAGGGCGTGCTCGATCGCGCCGACCGAGTGCCGTTCAAGGTGCCGGTAGTAGACGTCCTTCTCGCGGTACTCCGTCCACATTGTGCACGCCAACAGTTTGCCCTTGCGAAACTCAGGAATGATCACATCCGCAGCGGATGCTTCCAGCCACACATGGTCAGCAATCTCCGTGTCCCACGTGGAGACGAGTGCGACAGCACCCAACGCAGCTTTGAGCTCACCCATGGTGTTGTACATGGCGTGCGCTGCGTCGCTGTTCGCGATCAGATCCAGTCGGGCCTGAGCTTTCGCGTCGACCGCATTGCCCTCATCGGCGAGGATCTGCACCTCGGGCGGTTCGGAGAAGATCAGATCAGACGACAGTGTCGCAAGGTCAGCGGGCGCGGGAATGTGCAACCGTGTGCGCGCCTGATTCGGCGGGACGGGACGACCCCAGAAGAACCGGGAGATCGCACCAGCGACACCACCGGAACGTACCTGCCCTTTGTGGAGGTGTGTTGCTCGTTCGCGCTTCGACCGCTGGTAGATGTCGGCGAGCCGGTCGGTGTCACCCAGGTACCAGGCTTCGTTCTCCGCATACGTCGTGTACGCGAAATCCCACGGTGCGGGAGGCCAAGAACTGTTGTCGGCAGGAAGCGCCATGGTTGCCTCCTCTACGCCGCGAGTGCGCTGTTGTGGACGTACGGTTTCCAGTAGTTCGTGGTGGAATGCGTGATGTAGCGTCCGCCGTCGAGGTAGTGGTCGTCTTCTTTGATCACTTCGTCTTCGCCTTTTTCGGTCGCCTTCTCGGACCAGCGATACTCGGTGACTTCTGACTGCCAGCCTTCGCACCGGTCGGTGATGATGAGTTGGTCGTTGTCGAGGAGGTTCGCGACTGTGGCGATTCCCTTGAGTACCGAGTTGTCTGCCGCCCACGGTGAGAGCCCTGTGCCGCGGAGGTCTGTGTGCAGCTGTTGCCGGAACGATGCTGCTGCGGGGTCGAGCATGATGAACCGTGGCGTGAGCGTTGACAGGTACGGTGTGTGCTCTTGGGGCAACCACGACCGGAACCGTTTGGAGAGCTCCTGGTCGGTGAGACGGATACCAGACTCTTTCGAGTCGTAACCCCATTCGTCCATCAGAACGAGACGTGACGCCGGCGAACCGTCCGGTGCGTATTCGTCCGTGAGGCCGAGCATGAGCGCCGTAGTCGCGTTCGTGGTGCCGTAGTCCATACCGATACCCAGAACGTCCTGCACGGGCGGCATAGCGTCGAACGGGATGACGTGCCGCTTCGGGTCCCACATCGGATATACGGCCCCTGCGGCGTTCGTCCACTCGCCCTTGATCATGCGGTCGTAGAACACACCAGAGAACGACGCTTCCATATCCGCGATGTACTCGGCGGAAAGGTTCGGGTTGTCCTGCATGGTGAAGTGGAAGCTGACGAGGTTCTTCTCAGCGCCAGGGACGATCCACTTTTTCCTGATCCAGTGGTTACGGGATGCGGGGTTCATGGTGGCGAGCAGACGTGCACCATCGACACGGAGGCGGGACACGAGCATGTTCCAGAACTCTTCCGGCATCAACGCTGCTTCATCCACGTAGGCGAGAGCGACGGTGGCACCCTGGATGCGCCCGACCGCTTTCGCATCCTTCGCACCGACGAGGAGAACCTCACGGCCAAGGATGCGCGCCGAGGTTGCGCCGGGCGTGTACTCGATCTGTGACGAGATCACAGAGCCGAAGATGCTGGTGTTTTGGAACAGCACGAACACGTTCTGGTAAATCGTCTGCAACGAACCGCCAGCAATAATGATGATGCCTGTCTTCGGCGCATGCACCACAGCGAGGAGGAACGCGAACAGCGACGCCACCGTTTTACCGGCAGACACAGAACCGAACCAGAGGGCAAGCTTCCGATCCATCGCATCAACAATGGACAGGATCTGCGCTTTCGACACCAGCCGTTCAATGTCACTCAGGTTCATCGGTGGCCTCCGTGCGGTACTTGTCCGCAGCGGCCTTGAATCCCTCCGCGATCTGATCCAGCACACCCTGCGCCTGCTCGAGCCCGCCGTTGTCTTTCTCGACAATGCGAGTGATCTTGTCGAACGCGATACCAGCGGTAACGACGATGGATCGCTTCACCTCGACAGGGGCGGAATCGAGAACATGCTCGTTGTAGTCGTTGTCCTTGCCGCCGAAGTTGTACACCAAGTACGAGTCATCGATGCGGTCAAGCATGGCTGAAGCAGCCGTGCCCATCTTCTCCGCAAGGTTGATGCGCATAGCGGCAAGGTCGATCTGTCTCGCCTTGACCGCCTGCTCAGTTTCCGAACGGTCGAAACTCAGACCAGCACCGGCAATGATCTTCGTTACCGTTGCAGCGCCAATACCAAGTTCGCGTGCGATCGCATTACGAGACAGGCCTTGCTTCGCGAGCTCGACGGCGCGAGCGCGTGTTTCTTCTTCGACTGGTCGACCGCGTGCCATATCCATCACCTCTGTTCGGGATCTCTTATCCCTTACGGAGTGAGGCGTGGGCCTCGAACTGGGGAAGTTGTGACTGGTCGCTGTTTCGATAGCGTCGAGTCCAATTGGTGAAGGGAGAGCGTGTGCTCTATTTGGTTGGTCCGGATCGGCGGTTGCGCTGGGTCTCGAATATTGATCTTCAAGTCTTGGATGATCTGAACGCGCCGAAGAAGGACCTTGGCGAGATTGATTGGTGGGAGGAAGCGGAGGGGATTGCTACCGACGATGCGGTCCGTGTCGCGCTTCGTTTCGGTGAGGCAAGCAGTCAGGGCATCGTGGTGGATGCTATCCATGTTGTTCAGGTTCGGCGTCCGGCTGAGGTTAGGGCCTTGATAGCAGAGAGCTCCGATGTGCGCGCTCGCTATAAGAATGCTACGGCGGAGGTTGACGCGATCATCGATGCTCATCTCGCCCCTGGCTGGATCGAGTCGGGTGAGGATCTCGACGCTCGGATCGATGAGGACATGCGCGATCTGCTCGCGGAGGCTGAGCGTGAAGCGGCTGAAGAACTGTCAGTTGAGCCCAAGGGTGAGTTGATCGTTCATTGGGCGTCGATTGGTGGTTCATTGCCGAGTCCCCGCTAGAAACAGAAAAGCCCCGGTCATCCTTTCGGGTGCCGGGGCCTTCTGGGCGGAGTGATCCACCATCTACGTTCTATCGTGCATCAATTGCGGTATTTGCGTATTTTGTGAGCCTGAATCAGAAGCGGCGTGTCGGTTTCCCTCTCGGTCGCCCACGCCTGATTGTCGGCTCTATGCGAACGACGGCTTTCGATAGGACAACCATGCGGTTCTCGGAGTCGCGCCGCACGGCGAGCCTGTCGTCTTCGATCCACTCATAGATCGTGCGGGGACTTCTGCCTGTGAGTACGGCGGCTTCAGCGACGGTGACCCATTCTTTCATCGGTGTCTCTCCTCAATCTCCGCAACTTTCTCGAACGCGCCTTGCTCCAGCTCGGCATCGCAGTCTTCGTATTGGCACGTCACCGTTACTCGGTCTCCGAAATATCCGGGAGGGTTCCACTGCAACTGCAGACGCCCGCATTCCGGGCACCGGGTGCGTCGCACACGATGCGGGTGCTCCTTCTCCGGATGCGAACGCATCGCCGCCATCGCCGCCAACGTGAATCGCACGGCAAGACGGCCACCCTCAATGGTGGAGATCCACACAGGCACGTTCTCCGGCACATGCCGATACCACGACCGCACCTCATCGACCGCCAACTGTGTCGGGCTGATCGGGATCGGTGGGCCTGACTTCGATCTCACGCCGGCGTTGTCGCGTTGCACGGCACGCTCAACTCCGCGCATTGCCCGGAGCCAGTGAGGCACTTTGCCGAGAGCATCCTCGAGCTTCTCGAAGCATGAACGGCACAGCACACCATGATGTGCACGGCGGGGGAGGCACCCGGTGCACTCCTTGCCCGTGTACACATACTCGCCGTTGGTGAGGCGTGTCTCCCACCCGTCACAGTTTTCGTGATGCTGATCTTTCACCGTGCATGGCCGCACGTTATCCATGTCGTTCGTGATGCAGACAATCACTCTTCCTCCTCGATTTGTTTCTCGAGCTCTGCGACGCGATCTGTCCAGGTTTGGTGTCCTTGGCGTAGCCCGTCGATCCGGTTGGTGAGGTCTCGGCCTCTTTCGGTGCGGCGGGCTTCTCGGTTCATGGATTCGAATTCTTGGATTTGTGCGGTGAATTGTGCGAGCAGCATGCGTGCTGTCGACAGTTCTTGTTTCGGACCTCTGCCGTCACTCATGCTCTGTCCCCTCTTGTGAATATCCAGTACGCGACCTTTGGGCGTACAGGTGAAAAAAGATGAGGGCCGTAGCTGCTGCTACGACCCCCGTGATGAATGCACGAATCATGATTGCTTCACACTTTCCTCCATGCGCTCTCGACCGGTGGAAGTTCGACGTTGGTTTTCGGAGCATCGTCAGACGACACGTGCACTTGTCCCAGTTCCGGATGCATGCCAAGAACTGTGCCTTTGTCGACGGTGATGGTTCGCACCATGGTTGCGACGTCGAGCCCGCCTCGGGGGTTTTCCGCTTCGTAGTGGAGTCCTGTTGCGTGATCGCGCCACATGTACTCGTAGGTTGTGGTGCGTTGCCGCTCGATCCATTCCAGTTCGTCAGTCACCGTTGTCTCCGTTCCGCGAGTCCCTCATATAACCATGCCATTGCCGCCCCTGTGATGATTCCCCGGATCATGGAGTGGTCCCTGAAGTGTTAGCCCGTCGCCTCTGATACCCCTCGCGGTTCCAGATACGAATGCATTCCCGGCACTTCCGTTTCGGTCTACCGTTGGCACCAATCTCGACGAGCGTGTTCTCGGTCGTGTACTCGTGGCCGCGCTTGCAGTGCGTCTTCTTCGAGTTCGCATGATGCCCGTGGTCAACGGTGTCGTGGGTGTTCTGCTTCTGCGTGCCCCAGCTGATGTTCTCGACGCGGTTGTCGGTCTGGTCACCGTTGAGATGCCGCACGACGGGACCGCCGTGGAACGCAAGCGCAACGAGCGTGTGCACTGAGAACGTCGTTTGCCTCAGGTCTTTGTGCAGCGCTACCTGCAAGTACCCTTGTGAGCCTCGCCACGGCTTCAATACCTTGCCGCCATTTCTGACAGCCGATGTGCTGCGCACTTGCCCGTCGTTGCTGACTTCGTATCTGTCCTCGTATCCAGGCACGGGACGCCATTCTGTAGACTGCACTGCAGCCCTCCTATCGAGTCCAGTTCGATTCAGGGTTAGGCCTCGGGGAGTGCTCCAACACTCCTTTGAGGCCGTTCTTATTCTACCGGAAACGCCCGACAACCTGCGGTTTTTACTCAGCGTTGCGAGCATCGTCCTCTCCCGATTCTTCGATCAGGTGCGCGTTACACGGCGGCTCAATCTCGCTCGGCCATAGGTACTTCGCAAGCCACCAGTTCCAGTGACGGTTGCAGAGCGGCGCGTCGTCGGCTTTGCTCACTTTCCGCCCCGTGAACTTCATTCCGCGTGTCTTGTCTTCGCATATCCAGCACTGCTCAGCCATTGTCAGAACCTCCAGGCTGTCGGGCGACGGCGGCGTCGTAGTCGTGCATCCAGCAGGCGGCACAATCGGGGCCACCGTCGTGCTCTGCGTGTCTGTGTTCTGGAACCCAGTCCTCGATGTACTCGTCGTCTTCTTCCGCACCCTCGGGGTCGATTTCTCGCGCCATGAGAAGCGCGACCTTTCTCGCCGTCAGCGTGCTCATGGTGTCTCCTCCGTTGCGTATTCGATAGCGTCCTGCCACGTGTAGAAGTGCAGGCCGTGCCCCACGAGATACGGCGTGCCAGGACGTGCCGCGCACCACGTCTGTTCGCCGAATGCCCATTCACGCCGCACATGCGGTTTCTCGCACCTACACGTGATGACCATTGCCCTGCTCCTTGTCTGCGAGAGCGCGGTCAAGCGCGACAGACGGGGCAGCGTTGAGTGCCCTCTCGATTCGACAAAGTCCACACCTGTCCGGAGTTTGCTCGGGGTGCATGGCGTGCTCAACGTGCTCGCGCACCTGCTCCACGACAGCGGCCAGCGCGTCGATAGTGTCGTTCTTCTCGTTACTTGAGCGAGTAAGCTCCGCATTTCGGCGACGGGCAGCGTCACGCTCAGCTTCCAGTTCGTGAATTTGCTTCTGCGCCCCGGCCACAACGCTGTCGTGATACTCAAGGCTTACCCGAGCGTCGCGCTCGGCCTCGGCCTCGGTCAACCGGCTGAAGAATTGCTGCGACCCGGCCATGCGATCGACCAGTTCAAGCGCCTCGTCCCGCTCAGCCGTCACCTTTTCGAGAGCATTAGCGAGACGGTCAATAACCGGCTTGTACCGGCTTCCGGGAATGTGCTCACTGACGTACTCGCTGAGTGACCGTGCCTCCACGATCAGGTCTTCGTGCTCAGTCATCAGACACCTCGCCTAGCAGCTCAATAGCCACGCCTTCGTCGTACACGATGCTGACGGGGACACTCGCGAGTACTTGATCTGCGCCAGTTATGGCGTCCTCGATTCCGGCCAACTCGACCCACTCAACTGCCCAGCACTCGTGGCCAGGCTCCGTCGCTTCCTCATGCGTCCACCGCTCCGCGTCAGGCTCAGGCGGGCGACGGCGGCACCATGCGTCGGCGGGTGCAGTGCATCGGAAACGGCGATGCAATTCCCCGCCCTCGATCACAAGCTCTACGTAGTGAGATGTGTTCTGCTCACTCATTGCTCGTCTCCTTCGGTCAGGGCGTCGTATATTGCGTCGAAAGCGTTTTTGTTACCCCGCTCCCAGTCATCCTCCAGCGGCCCATAAGACATATCCGGGGCCACAAACTTCCGCACCTTCTCGATGCGCGCCTCTGCCTTGCGGAGACGATCCAAGATCGCAAGCATCTCCACCGGGCCGATGGTCACCGCATCCCGCAGACGACCCATCTCGATGCAACGCTCCGCCCAGTTCCGGCGCTCGTCCAGGTCGATGCTCTCGGATGCGTCAGTCATCGGAGAACTCCCTCCATTGCGTTGCGGATGCAGAACGGACAGATCGTGTACCCGTGGTCGCACTGCCCGAATGACTCGCGCAATTGCTTGACCTCATCCACGAGAGCGAGCGTGGCGTGCACCTGAGCCTCTTTGAATTTCAAATCCGCGTGCGCGAACTCATCCATACCCTGAACCACGTTCGCCGTGTTCACTGCTGCCAGCGCCTCTTCAACGTGGTCGACACGGTGCTTTCTCATTCGTCATCACCGCCCTCGGGAACTAAACGCACCAGTTCGCCAGCCGTGATCCCAGTCGCATCCGAGCCAACCATGGGTGCGCCGAGGTCATAGAGCGGGTACAGAAGAACGTCGCTCTTGCCTTGGGGAGCATGGCGTCGAACGGCTACGTAATCTGCCGCCCGCCCCTTAACGGTCAGCCACCAGTGCTCGCCCGGCTTCGCATCGTGCCACGGCTTGTGCTGAGGGTGCGCGGCGAAGAAGCGCTTGGCGGCTTGCTCGACAAGAATGCCTCCGAAATCATCATCTCGGCAGAACACCCACGAGTCCCCGGAAGCCTCAGAGACAATTCGCACGCAGGAGTCGTCCCTACCCGGATAGCACACGTAGTTCGGATTCACCACATCGCGCACACGGCCTAACTCGTGGTCGCGCAACTCCTGGAAGAACTCCCTCAACCGATCAACGTCGCCCCCGTACCCGACACACCGACCATTCGCCTCACGAAGCACTCCGTCCTCGCCGATGTGCCAGCCGTTGCTGGCCCGAAATTCGTTTGTCATTTCAGTCTCCTTGGGTCGTTGGGGCACGGCACGCTCGACCGCCCGTAAGGGGTCATGCACTGCCCGCACCTGTGTTCACGAGAAAGGGTCACGGTTTCCCGTGACCCCAGACTTGCGTTTACGTACCGTTCCAGTTCCTCCCAAGAACGGTTCTCCGTGTGCGGCATCAGAACGGCTCTCCACCGTCGTACCAGCCGTCGCCTGACGGCTCAGGCTGAGCCTGCGCGGGTTCATGCTTGGCGAGCTTTGGTGCGTTGACCATCCGCTTTACCCCGTGGCCCTCCGACCCGTCGCGCTTCGTGAACGTGTCCGGCAACGTCACCAGCCAGCCGCGAACTTCCACCCGGTCACCCTCGGCAACCTGGTCACCGAGCCCCCATGCTGTGTACCGGTCGGGGAACTTCTGCCGTTCATCCTGAACGTGCACCTCACAAGCGGCCCCGTTCTTCGTCTCGAACGTGCGCGCCACCGTGCCACTGACTGAGGCGTAAACGCCATCCTTGATTTCTGTCATGCGATCCTCCTGTGATCGTTTCGTTTGCTTATCAGCCGTCCATTCCAGACGGCCTCCACTTCAGCCATGCGACGTTGCGCCGCATAGAACTCATCCACGCGTTGCCGATGCCACGTCCGCATCAACCGGTCATCGACCGTGCCCGGACGTTCCGCCTCCACACGTGCCACGTACTCGTCAGTTGTCATTGCTGCCTCTCAGAACGCCGGCACCCAGGGGAACTCTGCAGCTTCCCGAATGCCTCTGCGTAACGCCGTGGGGAAGTCGCGTTGCTCACGTGACCCTCTCCACGGAATGAACTCGAAACGGCCTTCCTCGTCAGGGTCAGCACGGATACCGAACCCGAACTCGGGCCACCCCATCAACGCCGACGAACCGCGCGGGCGGACGGAACGTTGCCCGCCGCCGTCTGTCGCGTGCCCTGCATGAGCTTCCATGACGAGAGCGACGTTCCGGTCACGGATCGCATCGAGAGCGGCGATGACAGGTGCCGCCTCATCATCAGTGTTGAGCTTCACCGCAATGCGGTACAGCGGGCCGATGAAAAGAATGTCCGGTTCGTGCTTGTCGATCAGACGATGAATCTGCCCCTGAATCCTCGGGTCGAGAATGTTCACCCGACCCGATGTGACCATGTGCACCGTCAATGACGGGTCAGTTCCACCCTGCAAGTGAGCTTGTTTCGTGATCCACGCCGAATTGCGTTTCCACTGCTTCGCCGTGTTCTCCGCATCAATCACCAACGCTTTCACCGGGTCGATCTTCTCGAACGTGAACGGGTGCAACCCAGCCGCGGGAAGAATCAACAACTGGCGTGCCATCGTGGATTTCCCCATGCCCTCATGCCCGGTCAGAATCAACCGGTCTTTGCGTTCCATGAGGTTCGGAATCACCCAGTCGTAAGACTCCGGCATGTCGAGGATCTGCCGCAGAGTGACCGCTTCGAGCTCGCCGCCAGGTGCGTCCCTGCCCTGCGTGCGAGCAACAACATCGCCCAACACTGATTCAGGGTCAGCGCCAGGATCTCCTAGCTGCTCGAGCCCCTCAGAGAGCACCTGTTTCCCGAAGCGGCGTGCAGCATCCGTAGACACCGCCCGTGCGTACTGCGTGGCATACACGTACACGCCCTGTGCTGCGTCCTGCCACGTGAACGGGTCAGCGATCGATAAACCCCGCACGTCCCACTCGGGGAAGCGGTCAGCGACCGTCAGAACATCAACCATGCCACCCTGCGCGAGCGCCCTACCGATGCCGTCCCAGACAGCACCTAGCCGAGGGTCAGAGAAGTCATCACCAACGACAACACGAGACGCATCCCAGTAAGTGCGGTTATCGCCCAGCACGGAACCTAGAAGCGCGTGCTCCGCGTTCATTGCCTCAACCACCATTCAGCAGGTGCCTTGGACTTCTGCTTTGGCGTCGCCTTCTTCAGCCATGTGGTGAAAGCGCCATTCCAGTTCGCGGCGCGTCGATCGTGCGTTTCTGCATGGAGCCGGAAATTCTCAACCTCATCGAGAAGATCGATCCCTGCATCTCGAGCACGCTCGATATGAGATGCGGTCGGTGCCCAATCCTCGGGCAGCCGAGTCTCTGGCATCTTCTTCAATCCTTCTCCTTCGCCTAGATGCGAAGCATCTGTAGCTGTAGAAGTAGATGTAGAAGTAGAGCGACCCCTAACCGATGCCATCGCTTCACCCTCAACCGATGGGTCAACGCTAGGGTCAACCGAAGGGTCACCCTTGACGTCAATCCCTGGGGAACCGAGCAGTGTCTGCAACTTCTCGAGTTCCCAAATCGGGTACTCGGGGCGAGCATCTCGAACCTTCCTGACCTCATGAGCGACGACGGCACGAATGCGAACCGAAGCGACCCCGGCCCAATCGTTGGCCATGGTCACAGACAAGTTAGGTTGCTTCAGAACGCCGTCATACTTCACGTACGAGCGGATCAGAACCTCATCCGTGACCTCGTCCAGGACGATGAAGTATTTCTGTTCAAGCTCCGCAGCCGACGTCTGGATGTCGCTCGGCGCAGTGTCAGATGCCATCTGTGACAGACGTCCCGGATGCCATTCGCAAACTCCTGCCCGGTTCGTTTTCGGGTGCGTCAGAAGCAATTGGTAGAGCCACTGTGCGTCACGAGAAAGGGAGCGCCAATCAGCGCTCCCCCACATATCCAAACGAACGTTTGCGTGCTCCCGTGCCACTACGCGTCGCCGCCTCTCAGAGCACGCCGGATGCTCTTACGAGAGAGCCCCGTCAGGATGTGAATGTCCCACCAGCCGATCCCGTAACTGTGCGCGGCTCGGATCGTCGCGGCTTCGTCGCGCTCGAGTCTTTCTCGGCGCGTGCGGAGAACTTCAAGATTCATCACGGCGGCACGCCGAAGACGGTTGTTAGACTCCATCAGAGTCCCTCCAATTTCGAATAAGAGTGAGCGGATTAGAAGCGGTCCAAGGTGTGCCAGCACCCGGGCCGCTTCGCCTTTTTGTGAGGCGCATGATAATGCTGACCGCTCGAATAGAACTACGCAAACTGCCCTGTGGATAACTGTGTGGGCAACTTGCGACACACCGGGCACTTTCCTGTGGACAAGAGGCACATGATGTTGTGGATAGAACGGATCTACGGAACTACAAGCCTGTAATTCTGCGGGAATTCGCTGTGGATAACTCACGCACCGAAATATCTCTCAACCACAGGTCGAAAGTTAGAACGGTGGTTCTGTGACTTCCTGCCGTGTCGCATTGGGAAGCAACCACCATAGTCGCCCAGCGTCGTCACGCACTGGAATGTGCCGCGGGTTATCCCACGAGTGCACCGACCAGCCGCCGTCGCCGTCCGTGTGTGCTTTGCCATGACAGCCCGTATGGTTCCCCCACCCGCATAATGCGACTAGGTTCTCGACCGTGTGCTTCCCGCCTCGGGACCGAAACTTCCTGTGGTGCAACTCGAGAGGGCCAGCCGAGAAACATCTCTCGCACTGGCCCCCTGAACGCTCCGCAACGGCGCGTCTCACTTTCGCTGGGATTGCACTACTCATTGAGGCCCTCCTTGTCGCGGAAGAATCTCCCCTATTTCTGGGGGAGAGCATTGCGACGCTTGCGCCATTACTCTTAGCCCATGACTGAGGAAACCAACGACCGCGTCATCCCGGACCCGCCCACGAAGCCAGGCGAAAGCGTGACCTTTTTTGGAGGTTCGAGCGGCGAACCTGTAGTGGTCACGAAACGTCCAGAGGAGAATGTTTACGAGATACACCTCCCCAAGAGTCCCGACTATGCCGCGCTTCTTGTCAGGGACGGACGTGACTCCTTCGACCTCATACCAGCCGACGGAGTCACTGCACTCGGTGGAACCGGAATAGATTGGCGTCTCCTCGTGGATCGCTTCTGAGGTTAAAATCAAAGCGCTCACGCCAACTCCTTCACTACGACTTTCACGCCCGGCTCATCCGGCGCGTACCTCTTGACTGCGTGCAGGAACTGGCCTTTGCTATTGCGCGGCCGCTTACCTGCACCGTCGTACTTTCTGTGACACGAGGTGCAGCGCGGGTCATAGTTGTTCAGATCGAGCGAGTAAGCGACTGCTGTTCCGTTGAAATCCTCAAACAGCGCTCTCTCATCTTTGCCGTTGTACGACCACTCGCGTGCGGCTCTGCCACAGTCCACACATGAATAAGAAGAGGCTTTACCGCGTGTGCGATAAAGCCTCCGATGGATAGCGCCCCAGGTTGGCACTTCACCTTTCAACGGTCTCCCGTTGCGTTCGCCGACGACGAGTGGATTTCCGTGCTTCTCCCACCGCCGCAGATGCATAGTGCAGAATGTGTGGGCATGGCTAAGCCTGTCGCACCCGTCTACAGAGCACTTCGTCTTCGTCATGTAGTCGGTTCCTGGACGCTTCACGATCATCGGGTCGCCATGATTACGCCATCGCGCCCAGTGTGTGCTGCACCAACCTCGGCCAGCTGATGGTTTGTCGCATCCATCGATCTTGCACGGCGCTCTCATTGGATCTCCTTCACCGTAAACTCGAAATGCGGAACACAGCCCTTCTCGTACCGGATCTCGGGCATGTGCTTTACCATGAACTCCCGGGTGTCGTCAGGGACAACCTCAGCATCGACCAGGCCATCGCAGAGTGCTTTGAGTGTCGCGACTGGGTTCTCGTCGTCACGACGTCGCCGGTCTTTCACGAACCACACAAGGCGCACCTCGATGCGTTCCAACTCCGGCACGTGTCTCGCTTTCGCGTGCATCAGTGACCGCAGATCCTTGACGATCTTCGCCTCGGCCATGCGGTGCAACCGGTAATTAAGAGACAACGGCGGTTTCACCCAGTCGAACGTGAACGTCGTCTCGAAAAGACCCGCGTCGGTCTGAACCTGTTCGTTGAACGTCATGACTTCCGCTTCCCGAACATGATTTCTCGTGTCCTTTTTGCGATCGACTCGGTGTTCATTCCCGCCGCCATCACTAAGCCGATGACGCCGACGACGAGGAACCACCACCGGAGTGTGAATGTTTCCGGGGTTAGCCCGAGGCCGAATAGGATGAACCAGATCGCAAAGCTAAGAACCCACATCAAAGCCATTTCGTCTCCTCCTTGAGGATCGCTTCCACGATCGTTCTCGCACCCTCCCACGACGCGGGCTCATCAGGGGCGCATCTCATGTCAACGTCGTTCGCCGCCCCAGTGCTGTCGATCAAAAACATGACCAACGCATCCAGTGCGCGGTGCAGAGTCTCAAAGTCAGCACGCGCATCCTCGTCATAAAACAGGGCAGACTTGAACCCATCCGAATACACCAGAGTGTCACCCGGCCACTCCGGGGTGAAGTCATAATTGCGTGACTTGATCTCCGACAAACGACGGACCGCATCATTCACCTTCAAAAGCTCACTCACTGCTCCTCCTTCACGAGGTACTCGGAAACGAAACGCTCCCAATCCAGACCGATGGGAGCGCCGTCAGAATCGAACTTCACGTGCAGCATCACGGCTTCTCCTGGTTCAGTTCGTTCACGTTGACGACTTCCTCGGGGAAGAACTCGGTGACGGGAATGCCGTCCTGTGTGATCGTCGCCCGGATGCGGGACAGCGCGGCAAGTTCGCCCGGACCCCAGTTGCCCTGCTGCTTCTTGAGCTTCGTCTCGAGTTGCTTCACCGTGACGCCGAACTCTTCGAAAGCGCGCACGGCGGCGGCGCGGCGATCCTCGATCGGTTGACCGTCTCCGACTCGCAGGCGCTCCCGCAGTCTGCTCTCCGCCTCGTCGATGAAGTATCCGGGGAGCACCGTGAAGATGCACTCTCGGACGGCGCGCGCGGCGGTGTTCTGGTTGTTCAGGTAGATATCGGACAGGTCGGTCAATGCCTGCCGTCTGCCTGCCTTCATGCGCTGGTGCGGCTGGATGAACGAACGGGTGGACCGGACGTTGGTTTCCTGGTCCCATGCCCAGGCTTGCATCTCTGAGATGCCCTGATCGTCGTCGCGTCGCAGTTCCCGCACGCCGTAGTCGATGTTTCCCCAGATGCGGGCAAGCTCACGGGCGATGTGAACCGACAGGCCAGCCCCACGGTTCGGTACTTCGTAGAACGCGCGCTCCGCCACAGCAGTCGAGGATGCGAGCCGTTCAAGCTCAGCCTTCGAACGTTCTGCGTTACGGGGGAACTGCTGCGCCACCTGGATGGCAGCCGCAACCTCGGCGACCGCTCTTGACTGCTCAACAACAGTGCCCTGTGATGCTGCCTGATTCGGCAATGTGATGTCGTTCAATTCTCAAACCTTTCTTGGTGCTCGTACACAGCCCACATGGGCGGGATGACGAGGTTCACTTCTTCCGGGTATCCCGGCCACACACCAGACGCGGTGCATTCGGCGAATCGTTCGCGTGCTTTACGGGCCTGCACTTTCCCCATGTCGGAGAAGTCGCGGTCCAGCTGGTGCACGCCGACGAGATACGGGGCCGCTTTTTCGACGACGACGAACACCATCGGGGGTGCTTCCCCCTGCACGATGTTGTGCGCGAACAGGTAGTGCTCCTGCTGCACGTTGTATCTGTAGGACGCGGCGGACTTCGCGAATCCGTGAGGGGATGCTTCCCCTGCTGTGGTTTTCAGGTCGACGGCGATCTTCCCCAGGAAGTCGAACCGTGCTCTTACCTCGACCCCTGTTTCAGGGTCTGTGGCGAACACGGATGCTTCCGGGTTGCCCTCCTGCTCGAACAGTGTTTTCGCGAGCGGGTGTGACAGCACAGCCTCGGCCATGTCGTTGACCGGTTCCATGTCGACGGCGAGCATCGGCACAAGCCCGCATGCCCTCGCCTCGTCTCTGGCTTGTTGTGCGGCTTTCGTGCGGTAGTTGTCGAAGTTCAGAACTTCCACATCGGAACCGGTGCCGAGCACTTTCGTGTGCACCGCCGTGCCCAGGTCGAACTCGTGTCGAGCTTCCTGCGGGTGTGTTTGTGCGTAGTGGTACTTGGCAGGCGAGTCGAGAATCTGACGCGCCTGCGTGGATGACAGAGCCGGATGCGCGTGATACTCACGCTCCGGCATGTCCAGGACGATTCCCTCAGTCATGCTTGCCGCCTCGTTCCTGCACGCCATACCGCCACAGCCACCCGCCGCTCAAGTGGCAGCGCTTCTCTGCTGATCGCGATGGTGCGCGGATGGTGGTATCCGTACCGGAAGCGCGGAACCCTGTCGTCTGGGTGCATCGCGCCTGCGTGCTTGCCGCTCATTGTTTCCGTCCGTTCATGACGTCGAGGGCGGCGTCGACAAGCACTGATGCTTGATCAGCTGCGACCGCGCCCAAATGTGAAAGCGCATCCTCTGGGGTGATGTTGCCCACGAGAATGTCGTCGATGATGTTCGCCGCGAACACGTGCTGGTCGCGGAGTTTCTGGAACGCCGCCACCTGATCCGGGGTGAGGCGTAACCAGTTCTCGCCAGCGTCAGGGTTCGGGTCGCCGGTCATTGCTTCCGCCTTTCCAGTGGTGCGATGCACAGTGCGGCGAATGCGAATATGAGAGCCAGGACGGAGACCCCGTCCCACTCGCCCCTGAACCCTGCGATGACCGCGCAGAACAACGCGAGCGTGATCAGTAACGCTGTGAACCTCATGCGCCGATCACCCCGAACGCGATGAGCCAAATGAAAACAAGCAGGCCGATCATCGTCCCCGCGATGATGACGCCGAGGACCGCCGTGCATATGCGGCCGAGTTGACTATCTCCAAACGCAAGGGTGCCAAACAGCGAAGCGGCGAAAACCGTTGCCCATACCGCTAGCCAGATCATGCGCCAATCACCCATCCCACGGCGGTGATGATGCCGATGATGACCAACAGCCCCGCGACAGTGGCGATCTGCGCTACTTTCTTCTCCGGGTCACGGTTCCGCATGCGCGGGTAGTCATGACGCGGGATAGGGATCGGCACGTATTCGTCAGCCCACTCAGGGTTGCTCTGGTCGGTCATGCTTCGTCCTCCGACCCTGCGAGCGCCCAACGGCGGGATCTGGTCCGACGCCCCTCGGGCTTCCAGTGGAAGCCTGTGAACACGACCAGCCCCTTACGCACAAGCTCTTTCCGGCGCGACCGCAACGACTGCGACGACGGCTTGAGTCCGAACCGTTGCCGATACGCGGCCTCGATCTGCTCGTCAGACATTCCCAGAGGATGATGCGGTGCCTCATCCTCGAGAATCACTCCAATGAGGTGCTGCACCTCCGTGAGGTTGGTGACGCTTTCCGCCGCCTCATGCGACGTCTCCGGATCGCTCGCGCGAGCATGCGCTGTATCCTGTGACATATCGACTCCAATCGATAAAAGAACCCCCTGCCGCGGCCAATGCGACTGGGGGTTTCGTTTGTTTCGGTTACGCGGTTTCGCGCGGGTACTGGTCGTACAGGTCACGGTCAGCCCATAGCACAGACGTGATCACAGCCGACCCGTCATCAGCGACAGCAACGGGGACAGCGAGCACACCACGCACCCACACCCAAGACCCGTACTTCTGATCGAAAGCGACCCGTTCCGGCAGTTGCAGAGCATGCAGCATGTCGTGGGCTGTGATACCCGCCTGCTCCGTCATCAACGCAAGCCGATCCTTCGCGTGCGCTGACGCTGTGAGCCGGTCAAAATCGAGTCTCGGCGCATCCCTCTCACGCCACGCGAAATACTTCCCCGAACGGGAGCCGTACCGTTCCCTAGCTTCACTGATCAGATGAGCCACATGCCCCGGTGTCGCACCCTCGGGAACGACCAGCGCCCACCCATCCGGAAACGTCCACCGATCCCCGAACCGCCCGCAACCCGTTCTCACACCGCCGAACTCACGAAACTTCTTCTCCGCCAACTTCCGCGGATGCTTGATACCCATATGAACTCCTCTCTGAGTGCGAAAAAGACCCAGCGCGTCTGGGCATGAAAAAGGCGGCACCCGATTGGATGCCGCCAATTACTTGAAAACCTCTAGCGCCTGCCTAATGAGGGCAAACCACCCCCGACCGTCCAAACCGAACGGTGCGACTTCGGCTTCTTGACCTTTGCCACTCCATCGAAGCCAGAGACGATCTGTTTCTGCGTGGGCTCAAGGCCATCTGGACACCATTGGCCGCGCTTGTTCTTATGCGCTTGAAAGACCGGCAACCCTTCTTTCCAAGTTCTCCGAACCTCTAATCGACATTTCATGCACCGCGCTGGGTTTAGGTGAGGGCGCTTCGGAGCACGCTTCACACGTCTTTTCGTCGCCGCGGCTTCTTGTTCCTTGCTCTGCTTCTTGCGCCGTTCGAGTTTTCTTCTGAGTTCGGGTGTCATCGGCTTCGTTTCGGGAGGCATGCCTGAGCGTGCAGTTCTCTCGAATGGGCATTTGCCATGCTTCTCAACGAAACCTTCGGGCAATAACCGAACCTGCCGCCCACACTTCGGGCACTTGATAAAGACAGCCATCGTCGCCTCCACCCTCATGAATATCAGTAGCCTGCGACAATCGTGCCGTTCTGGGAGTCCGAGTCCCACACCTTCAATCACCCCAGAATGGGCGACATCTTGATGAGCCGATAGTGAACGGCTCCCGAGCCTTCAACGATGGGACCCCGTGACACATATGTTCACCACGTCCGCTTACACGTTCCCTCAGCACGGGAAATCTGTTCCACACACTCACTTCGCTGCGTTCCTCGCGGGCGGCCACTCCCCAGCCTGGGGCCCGTCCATTCGTCGCGGTTACCGTCAATCCGGGCATCCGACACCCGTTGGCGTGGGTGTCGCGTATCTTCACGAGCAAGTGCTTTTGAGTTATCAAGGTGCTGCGTCACCCGAAAATGGGTAGCGCGTCGCGTGCCCTACCTGCCTTTGGCCGCGAAGCAGGGCTAAGAAAATGCGGGTTAGTCGTCTAACGGGTTCGGTTCATCCCAGAAATCCAACTGTCGATCCCGCTCATAATCCGGGTCAGGATCATCAGGATCTTCCGGCATAGGATGACCGGCAGGGAACCAGGTCATGAGGTGACCAACTCGGGCTGAGCAACGGTGATACCAGCCTTGGCGAGCACCTTCGTGAGCGACTGGGGAAGAACCCTTGCCGTGTTCGACGGATGCACGATGCCCTCAGCATCGGTCCACGAGGATGCTGTGATCTTGAACCAGTGCATGTAGCGCTGGTAAGGGAGACGTGAACCCGACTGGATCACTCCGGCCTCACGCAGACGACGGAACAGTGTCGTTCGTCCGATGCCGCCGAGCTTCGCGACGGCTTCCATCGTGTAGAAGCCGTCAGCATCCATCAGCTGGTCATACGCGGCGACCTTCGGTGCATCCTCTGCAACCTTGGCTTCGAGAGCTTCCCGCTGGCGAACCTCAGCCGCGGCGAGTTCGAGAGCCTCTGCGAATGAACCGGGAAGCTGAGAACCGTATGCACCGGTCTGCCGGATCTGAGGAAGTACCTCGTGTGTCACCCAACGCTTGAACTGCTTAGCTTCCGGTTTGCGTGACCGGAGGATGAGTGAGTAGAGGCCTGGCTCATTGACGGCCATGAGCGACTGCGCACCGCCCGGGGTCTCAACATTCCTTAGACCCTTCTCGTCATCATCAAGTGACGCGACGGCCATGCTCGGGTTCGAGTGCTCAAGGATTCGACAAACATCGGCCGCGACGAACCATGCTTCGCCGTCAACGATGACTGTGCGCACCTGCTGGCCGCTGTACTGGAAGATATCGACGGCGCTCATGCTGCGTTACCGTTGAGGAGTGCTTCGACATCTGCGCGGCGGAAGCGGCGCTGATTGCCAGGCGTGCGGACGGAGGGGAGTTTGCCGCTGTCCGCGTAGCGACGGATGGTGTCTACGCTGAGATATGCGATGCGTGCGGCTTCGCTCACCCCGATGCGTTCGTCACCATCTTGTGTATGCGTAAGTTCCATGGCTCTAGGTTATGCATACGTAAGAATGCCACGTCAAGCCAAAGCGGCGTGCCTGAAATAAGTTGCCCAGCCTTGCGTAGGTTTGCTGAGTGCTACATAATAAGAACATGAACGCACAGCAGAAGTCAGAACTCCGCATCCCGCAGTGGACTTTCGGGGACCGCGTCCGTAAAGCACGGCACGAGTCGGGCATGGACCAGAAAGAGTTCGCGGCGGCGATCGGGATCAAGTCCAGCACCCTTGCTGCCTACGAAACCGGGCGCGCGAATCCTCGGTTCAAAGATGTGCCGGTTCTCTCAAAGCGCCTCGAGCTTCTGACACGCATCCCGCGTAGCTGGTTCATGGGATTCGATGACCAGACCATGGATTAA